ATGTTTCAGCTGCTCGCTTGGTCGAAGTAAGTTTAGTAACAGAGCCAGCATTTAAGTCGGCTCAAGTTACTGATATTGCAGCAGAAGAATCTGCTGTAGAAGAAATCACCCAACCAACAGAAAGCGAGACAGCCGTGGAAAACACCACTCCAGCAGTCGAAGCAACACCAGTTGAAGCACCAGCGGTTGAAGCTGCTCGCCCAACTGTTTCAGCAGCATACTTCACAAAGCCACGCATCGAAGTAACAGCAGCTAAGTACGCAGAAAACACAATCCGCGCAGCACTAGGAGACGACCAAGCTCGTCAGTACCTACGCGCAGCAGATGACACAACAGACAACGCAGGTCTTGTACCAACACGCCAGTTGTCAGAAATCATCAACCCACTATCAACAACAATCCGTCCTTCAATCGATGCAATCTCTCGCGGAGTATTGCCAGATGCAGGTATGACTTTCGAGATCCCAAAGATCACAGCAGTTCCAACTGTTGAAATCGAGCCAGAGAACGCGGCATTCAGCGACACAGATCAGAACGCTGCTTTCTTATCAGTAGATGTTAAGAAGTACGCAGGACAGCAGACATTCTCTGTCGAATTGCTAGATCGTACATCTCCAGCATTCTTTGATGAGCTAGTTCGCAACATGGCAGCAGCTTACGCAAAGGCAACAAACGCAGCAGTGAACGCTGCTCTTATTGCAGGTGCAACAGCAGACGGCACAACAACAGCAACATACCCAACAGCAGCAGAATTGCTAGGAATTGTTGCTCGCGGATCAGCTTCTGTTTATGCAGCAACAGCAGGACTACCTAACCCATTCGCTCGCAACATGGTTGTATCAACAGGACAATGGTCAAACATCATGTCACTGAACGATGCAGGTCGTCCAATCTACACAGCATCACAGCCAATGAACGCTGGCGGTCAAGTAGCACCAACATCATTGACAGGCAATGTTGCAGGACTCAACCTATATGTTGATCCAACAAACGCTGGCGATGGCGATGGAACAATCCTAATCGTGAACCCAGATGCATACACATGGTACGAGTCACCAACATACCGCTTGCGTGCAGAATCAACAGCTAACGGATCAGTAACAGTTGGTTACTACGGATTCGGTGCAATCGCTACTAAGGTTGCAGCTGGCGCATTCAAGAACAACAAGCAGTAAAAACTCACTAAGTCGCTCTGAGGGGTAGTAGCCCTCTACCCCTCAGAGTCTTAAGAAAGGATTGCACATGGCACTTACAACAGTCGCAGAACTCCGCGCAACACTCGGAGTCGGTACTTTGTATCCAGACGCAACCCTTCAAGAAGTATGCGATGCAACGGATGTAGTCCTACTGCCTATGCTTTGGCAGAATGAGATCTACAACACCCATCAAAGCATCACAGATAATGTGGCAACTCTTTACTTCGGTCAAGAGATTTCTAAAGATTTCTATGTAGGACAAAGCATTATTATTACTAGAAACGGAAGCCCATACAACGGCACTAAGACAATCACTGCCATTGGCTCAGGGTCACTTTCATATTCTGCAACTGGAGCAGATCAAGGCATTCATGCCGTCCAGCCTTTTGGAATTGTTGCAGGAACAGTCACAGACTATGCAACTGACACAGCAGTTCAGCAAGCAGCTTTGATGATATCTGTTGAAATCTGGCAAGCGCGTACAGCCACACTCTCAGGCAGTAACGCTGTAGATTTCCAGCCAAGCCCTTACCGAATGAGCGCACAGCTTCTCGCTAAGGTGCGAGGATTGATCGCGCACTGCTTATCACCTAACTCTATGGTGGGCTGATGCCTGTTGCTATCACTACACTTCGGACTACTTTAGCAACGGCTTTAGTCGATAACGCTAAGTGGCAGACTTTTGCCTTTCCGCCAAGCGTGGTTCTCGCGAACAGCGTCATTGTAAGTCCAGATGCAGAATACATCGTACCTAGCAACAACCAGCACATAACTATTAGCCCAATGGCTAACTTCAAGATCATCATGACTGTGCCTTTGTTCGACAACGAGGGCAACCTTAACGGCATTGAAGATACTGTCTGTAGCGTGTTCGCTAAGCTCGCAGCATCATCTTTGACCTATAATGTAAGCGCAATCAGCGCACCTAGTATTCTCAATGCTGCATCGGGTGACCTACTCAGCTGCGAGATGTCCGTATCAATCCTAACGAGTTGGAGCTAAACATGTCCGAGTGGGAACAAGAAAACGCTGACTTCCTGAAGAAAATCGGGCAAGTAAGCACACCAGCACCAAAGCCAGTAACTACTAAGAAAGACGAGGAATAATCTCATGGCTGTATTTCTAAATAACAAAGTCGGTGTGAAGATTAACTCTGTTGATCTTTCAGACCATGTCACATCAATTACTCTTAACCGCACATTCGATGAGCTAGAAGTAACAGCTATGGGCGATTCTTCACACAAGTTCGTTAAGGGCTTGGAAGCATCATCTGTAACAATCGACTTCCTAAACGACACAGCATCTGCAAATGTTCTTGCAACACTTCAGGCTGCATGGGGTACAACAGTCACATGTGTATTCCTACAGGAAAAGGGAACAGCAGTCTCAGCGACTAACCCTCTATACACTGTCTCACTTCTAGTGAACAACACAACAGACATCAATGGTGCTGTTGGTGATATGTCTACACAGTCAATCACATTCACTGCAAACTCAACTGTTGCAGTAACAACAACAGGCACATTCTAAACAATTAAACAAAGGGGCAAACCATGGCAAGACTAAAGATAGTTCGTACAGATGGAAGCGTATTGGAAGGCGAGATCACTCCAGCAGTGGAGTATTCGTTCGAGCAGTACGCTAAAAAGGGCTTCCATAAGGCGTTCCGCGATGAAGAAAAGCAGAGCGATGTCTATTGGCTAGCATGGGAAGTCACACGCAGAGCAGGTGAGTCTGTTAAGCCTTATGGGATCGAGTTTATTGAGACGCTGAAGAGCGTAACTGTCGAGGACTCTGACCCTTTAGCTTAAAGCGCGATCTTCCATTCACCTATCTAATCGCTAGGCTAAGCATTAGATTGGGGATTGCGCCACAGCAGTTGTTAGATCTAGATAAGATTATGCTCGATGCACTTGTGCAAGGGCTCAAGGATGAAGCGAAGGAGTCTCAAGATGCCAGCAAGCGTAAAGGGCGCGGTTGAACTTCGCAAGGCTCTTCGCAAGTTCACGCCTGATCTGGCAAAAGAAACTCAAAAGGAAATTAAGACAGCCTTAACTCCAATTACAAAGTCTGCTAAAGGCTATGTTCCAGATCGCGGACAGATTCTAAGCGGATGGCTACCACGCCAAATGTCAGAGTCCACCTTTCCTTCTTTCAATCCTGCTCTTGTTAAGTCAGGCATTGGCTATAAGACAACACCATCAAAGCCTAATTCAAGAGGTTTTAAGTCACTGGCTAGCGTATTCAATAAGACCAGAGCTGGAGCAATCTATGAGCGAATGGGCAAGTTAAGCCCAGACAGTAGATTCGTTCTTAACCAAGATGGCAAGTTCCGCCAACCTCTTAAAGGTAAAGATCGTATGCAGGGTCGAGTCCTGTATCGTGCTTATGATGAGAACAATGGCAAGGCTAGACAAGCCGTTCTAAACGCCATTAAGACATCTGCTGATAAGTTAAATGCTCGCGCTTCGGTGAAAGGTTAATCATGGCAAATGTAGTCATTGATATTGCAGCGGAGTTCACAGGCAATAAAGCCTTTAAACAAGCCGAGTCATCAACTGATAAGTTAATCAGAAGCACAAAGAAACTAGCTGGGGCGATAGGTATTGCCTTCAGCGCACAGGCTATTGTTAATTTCGGTCGTTTAGCGGTCAAAGCCTCATTAGATCAACAGGCAGAACAGAACAGATTAAACCAACTTCTTAAGGTGGGAGTGGGCGCGACCACACAGGAGATCGCCCTTCTTAACGACCAAGCCAAAGCCCTAGAGCGTATTGGCGTAGTCTCTGGTGGAAACATCACCCAGACACAGTCTCAGCTCGCTACTTTCAATTTACAAGTAAAGACCATCGAAGCCTTAACCCCTGCCATCCTTGATTATGTAACGGCAGAAAAGGGCGCGACTGCTAGCACAGCAGACTTTAAGTCAATGACCAACGGCTTAGCCCAAGCCCTCAATGGTAACTTTGCTTCTCTGACTCGCGTAGGTTTCGTCCTAGATGAGAACACAAAAAAACAGATTGCAAATGGCACAGAAGCAGAACGAGCTAATGCTTTAGTGCAGGTCTTAAACTCTACCTACAAAGACTTTAACAAGAACCTTAGAGACACAGATGCCGGTCAAATGCAGGTGCTGGCTAACTCAGCACAAGAAGCCACGACTATTATTGGCACAGGTTTAATTGATGCGCTTAAAGCCTTAAGCAAGGAAAACTCTGTTGATAACTTAGCCAATGACATGGAAAGAGCTGCTCTTGCTTCCGCAGACTTCCTTCGCGGTCTAGGTCAAATTGGTTCATTCCAAGTTAATGGTGAAACTAGATCTCTCATAGGTTTATTAACTACACCATTCAGGCGTTCATTAAGTGCTGGACCACTAGGGGCGATTACACGACTTGGTGAGCAAGCCAGACTAGGTGGCAGTGGTGGATTCCCACAGGGCGCACCAGAACAATTGACAGCATTGTCAAAGTATTCAACAGTATTAACCAAGGTAGTTAAAAACACCAAGATTCTAACTGCTGAGGAAAGAAAGCAACTAACTGCTAAAAGATTAAAACTGGCTGTAGACAAGGCTAATCTTGCCCTGAACAAGGGTGAAGAAATCTTTGACATGGACAAGATCCAGATTGCAGCAGCTCTTACTAATCAGGCTGAGCAATTAGGCAAGGCTACATCTTCTGCACAGGTCTTACAGATTGCTAATGACACTGCTCGCCTTAATGTCAAGCGTTCAATCCTTGCTTTAGAAGATGCTATTGCTTCTAAGGATGAGCAATCTATTATCAAAGCAACAGAAAAACTTAATGCTGACTTAAAGATTCTTGGTGCGCTTACTGGTCAAAAGGTTACACTTTCAAGCATTGAATCTATCCTTGCCAGCCTTAAGCCAAAAGATTTAATTGATCAAGATAATTTAGATGAGGCTTTGCGCAAGATCAGAGAAATGATGATGTTGCTTGCTCAGGCTAATGGACAAGCTAAAGCCAAGATTCCAACAAGCGCATCTTTAGGTTCTGGAATACCAGCAGGGGATTACATCGCTCCTATATCTACAGCAGGTGGATCTATTGGGGCTATTCTGGAATATGCAGAAGCAGCAGCAGCTCGCGCCAATGCTTTTGCAGACTTGCTAGACATGGAAAACGCATCGGCTTCAAGCCAGATGGCTTCTACTATTGATTTAGAATCAATCGCTCGCTCATCCCTTCTACAAGGTCTTTCAGGTGGCGCGGGTGTCTCAGGTGCGGTTAGCGGTTCACGCTATGCAGCCCAAGCTGCTAATGCTTATAACATTACAATTCAGGCTGGAATCGGTGATCCTGAGGCTATCGCTAGAGCTGTGGAAGATGTAGTCCGTCAGTCCTACCAGCGTGGCACAAGTGCAACAGGACTGCTTGCAGTATGACATGGCTTCCAGAATGGCGCATCACTGTAGGCACTAATGTTTATACCAATGTAACAGGCGTTAATGTCACTACAGGTCGGATTGATATTGATCGCCAATGTCAAGCAGGTTACGCTCGCATGGAAATCATTAACTCCACCAATGCCCTCTTTGACATCGATGTTACTGATTCTCTTACCCTAGAGCTTAAAGATAGTGGTGGCACATATGTGCCTGTATTTGGTGGCACAGTCTCAGACTTCTCCACTTCTGTCAGAAGCCCAGAAGAGACAGGCTTTGTGACCCTCGGCACAATCCTTGCAGTGGGTGCTTTGGCTAAACTCCCTAAAGCCATCTACACAGATTCCGTAGATCACGATCTTGATGGCGAACAAATCCGCATTATTCTTTCAGAGTTATTA